TGAAGTCACCCGCGCCCATGTCATGCGTCGACATTCCATCGAAGGCGTCAACGTGGTCGTCGATGCCATCGCAGACCATCGCCGTGTCGCGGTCGCCGGCCAGCAGACCCGTGCCGCCGAGCAGCGGATCACCGTGATAGACGCCGGGGTGATCGTTGCCGCTCGCATCGAACGCCGTCGGCGCGCCCGCGACTTCGCCGAGGCGCCAATACCCCGTGGGGCCGTCTTCCTCGACCACCGCGGGGTACGAGGTGAAGTCGAGATGGAGCGAATGCGCGATGCAATTGAAATTGTCGACGACGCCATTAAGCTGGTCGGTCGCGCGAATCCGCATCGCCACGAGCGCGAGCCCCGGCAGATTGATTGGCGCTTCCGAGCCATACGTGCGCAGCGCCGCCCAGATCGAGGCGTTTTTGAGCAGGGGATCGGTCGAGTCCGCGGTCGTGCGCGTCACCCGCACGTCGTAGCCGACATCGCCGCTATCGGCGACCGTCCAGCGCAGCCCGTTGCGGGTGAAGGATTGCCGCGCGTCCGTCGTCACGACCGGCGACCCGGGCGCCGCGGTCCATAGCGTCGCGCCGACGAGGCGATACTCGACGGTGATGCTGACGCTGGTGGTGAGCTTGTCGGCGCCGCTGGCCCCGCCGAATTGCACGAGGCCCTCGGGAAAGGCGAAGTCAACCGAGAGTTCGACCGCACCGCGCGAGCTTGTGCGGATCTGCGCCACGCCGGCCAGGAGCACGACGGTGAGCGGCGCCTCGTTGATGTCGGTCGTGTAGAGCGTGAGCGGCGCTTCGCCCTCGGCGCCCGTGCGCACTTCGGTCTCGACGGCTTGGAAGTTGGCGAGCGCGGTCTCGCCGAGTTTCAGGTCTGTGATCTCCGTCGGGCCCATGCCGACGCAGAACAACAAGCGCAGGTATTGATCGGCGCCGACCATCTCGGTATAGGGCGCCGCGGCATAGGGCGGAAAGATTTTATGGCGGCCATACACTCGCGGCACGACGGCGTAGGGCCGGGCGGCGTTGGTCTGGCCCGAGATCGAGAGCGTCGGGCTTTCGGGTTCCTGATTGGAGAGCACGCCGGCCAGCGGTTTCAGTTTCGGCGTCGTCGGCGGCGGGATCAGCAAGTTGATCAGGCCCGAGATCACCATCGACGCGCCCGTCAGAATCAGCGGAATGCCCCACGCCGAGAGGGCGCCAAAGGTGACCGTGCCGCCAATCGCCAGCACCGCCCCGACGACGATCAACAGAATGCCCGCGATGATCCCGCCGATATTTTTGCCCTGACGACCCCCGCCGCCGCCGCCCCGGGGCACGACGCGCACGAGCACATGGGCGCCCGGCTTGGGGCGCACCAGGTGGTAATAGTCCGGATAGACGAAATCGCCGTTGAGATAGACGCGCACGGGCGTGCCCGGCGGAATCTCGGCATGCTGGAGTAGCTCGGCGATGGTCAGCCCGAACGGGCGCGCGAGTTCGCGACGCTCCGTCGCAAAGGGCCGGTCAAGGATCTGGAGCGGCGGCGGGTCGAGGATCTCGATCACGCGGCCAACCTCGGATGGCGATAGACGGCATGGCGCCGACGCGCCCACCGGAGGGCATCGAGGCGCTCGACGGTCGCCGTGCCGTGGGCGGCCTCGACGTGCAGAAACTCGGTCGGGCTCACCATCACGCCGACGTGCCACGGCTGCCCGAGTAGGCGAAAGACGACGGCATCGCCCACGCGCGGCACGCCGGCCACGGGCCGCCAGGCATCAGCCGGAATCCGATTCGAGAGCAGCGCGGCGACTTCGTCCTGCTCGTGCGCGGAGACATACGCGCCCTCATAGGCGGGCAGATCAATCGCAAACTCGTCGCGATAGACGGCCACGAGCAGGCCATAGCAGTCGAGGCCCTCGCGCGTCCGCCCGCCATCCTTGAAGGGCAGGCCGACGTATTTCGCGGCCCACGCCATCACGGAAACAGCCCCGGAAATAGAGCGGGCGTAAACGAGAATTGCATGGCCGGCTCGTTGAGCATGTCTTCCGGCGTGAGCGTCCCGGTGATGACGAGCGCATCGTACTCGACGCCGCGCAGGGTGAAATTGATGGGCCCGGCCTCGATGACGTCGGGCGCGCTCGCCAAGACGACTTCCAGCAGGACCGTCGGGGCCGTCGTGAGGGCCCGAATGCCTTCCATGATCCTCCGGTCGACGTTGTCGATCCGGATCTGCACCGTCGGCAGGGCATCCTCGCGCTCGTCGGGCAAGGCGATTTCAAACGGCCAGCCGAGGAATTCGATGCCGCGGCTCGTGATGTTTTCGGTGTTATTGACGAAGTAGAGCGGCGCGGCGAGATCCTCGTGCGTGATCGTGATCAGCGAGAGAAAGATCTCGCCGGTCTCTTGCGCGGTGAGCGCACGGATCGCGGTCGTCGAGAGCGGGCGCGGGCTCACGGCATGATCCGCAACTGCATTTCCGCCACGACGAGATTGACGCCGTCGGGGTGGTTTTGCCGGTAGCGCAACCCGTTCGGCTGCGGCATGAAGCGAAACGTGGCCGGCGCCGTGGTGATCGGATGAATCCAATCAAAGGGCAGGGCGCCGCCCTCCAGGGTGTTCATAAAGAAGTCGTCGAGGATGGCGCGCTGGTCGCGGGTGAGCGCCACCGAGCCGCCGACCAGGCGAAAGCCGGCGGTAAACCGACGCCGGGCCTTCGGCGGGCCGGCGTCCATCGTCGACTCGATGACGACGTCGGGCGGCTGCTCCGTGGCGCCCGGTTCCTGAAGGAACCGCTGCGGTAAGCTCGCCGGCCAGACCGCAGCCATCAGCGATTCGTCGGGACGCGCCGCAGCGCATAGGGCGCCATGACGCCTTCCATTTCGCCGCTGCCGACCATGCGCCGCATTTCGCGAATGACGATGTCGTGAATCTCCGAGCCGGTCATGGTGGTGCGGCGCTGCTGCGTGACCTCGACGTTAGAGGCTTGGTTGTAAATGTTGACCTGCACCGACGTGCCCCCGCCGCCGCTGCCCAAGCGATTCATCGGCACGACCGCCTCGGGGCCCGCTTCGCCGAGTAGCGTCAAGGTCGGCTTGGTGAAAATGCCGCCGTGCTGCGCCATCTGGATCGGGCCGCCGCCGACCTCGGGAAAGCTGCCCGCCGGCAGCGGCGAGGCCGGCGCGAAAATGCCGCTGATGGCGCCGACGGCGAGATTGAGGCCCTTTTGGATCAGCCCGGTCTCAAACAACCAATTGAGAAAGCGCTCGACCTGCGCCTGGAGCAGCTTGAGGATGCGGTCGATGCCGCTCTGGAGCAGGGAGGCGGCGATATTCCGGCCCATGTTCGCGAACGCCTGGGAGATGGTCTGCGTGCCCTGCAAAATGCCTTGCACCGTGCCGGCGAGCGCATTCCGCAAGCCATCGAAAAGCGTCTCGCCGATGTCTTTCACGAGCTTGAGGCGCTCGTATTGCTCTTGCAGCCGCGGCGGGATTTTGTCGCCTTCCCGGTTGAGCACGCGGATCGCTTCGGTCACCGCATCGAGATCGGCCCCGACCTTGTCGAAGGCCAGGCCGAAGCTCTCGGCCGCGGCCTTATTCGCATTGAGGGCATTCGGCAGCGTGACGAGGAATGCCTCTTGCGATTTGTCCTCCATCGGCCGATTCAGTTCTTCCTCGGTCTGGCGCATCCGCATTTCGAGATCGCGCTGCCGTTCCTCGGCACCCTTGCGGTTTTCGCGATCCTGCTCGGTCTGTTTGGTCTGCGCCTCCATCTCTTTGGTGATGGCGTTGGCGCGGGCACCCGAGGCGCGCGTGCGCTGATAGATTTCCTCGTTGATCTTTTTCAGGAGTTCGTATTGCCGGGCCATCGCGTCGCTGAGAATGCCTTCGCGTGCCGCCGCCGCGCTGGCCTGCCCGGTGATGTCACCGCGCGCTTTCGCGACGTCTTGCAAAACGTCGTTCTCACGCAGCCGCGCCTCGGTCTCCCGCGCGATCGCCTCGAATTCGCCCTGCATGAGCTTGAGCGTGTCATCGGTTTCGAGGCCGAGCGCCGCTTGCGCCGTCTTGAGTTTGCCGAGCGCCTCGGCGAGTTCGACGGAGGCCGCGGCGAGCTTGCGGAGTTCGTCTTCGCGCCGGGTGTCGATTTGTTGGGCGCGCGTGAGCGGGGGACGTTCGCCGAGCGCTCCCGCCAGCACCCCGCCGCCCGCCGGCAGCGGGCCGCCGAGGGCGCCGAGATCGGTGAAGTTGGGCAGCCCGGCCGTGCCGGGGATCGGCGGCCGGCCCGGGAGTTGCCCGGCCCACTTGGAGATCAGGGCCCCGATCACTGACTGGCCCTGCTGCATGCGAATCAAAATGTCGTTGTTGAATTGCTCCAGTTCGGTCAGCGCATTTTTCGCGGCGGCGATGGTGGCAAAGAAATAGTCCGAGGCCGCTTTGCCGAGTTTCTCGTAATGCTGACGGCCCTCGGTGGCCATCCGTTCGAGCGTCTCTTTGTGCTTGACCGCCTCGCTGGACGTGTCCGCGATGTTGTTTTTCGTCTTCTCGACGACGGCGGCATAGTAGGCTTGCGCGCGCCCGGCCTCGTTGAGCAGATCGGGCTGCGTGCCGAGCGTGCGCGCGTAATCGCGCAGCGCGCGGTCGCCATCGATGACGATGCCCATCTGCTTCAGCATCCGTTCGCTGCCGTTGGCGACGGCGACGGTGATCTGCTCAAAGGTTTGGGTGACCGTCTGCCCGGTCTCGATGGACTGCGCGCGGGCGATTTCCATCAACCGCCCGAGTTGCTCGCCGCTCAGACTTTCGCGCAGGCCGCGCGTCGCGGCCTGGAGCGTCTCGGTCATGTCGGCCGTCCCGCCCGAGGCATTCTGGAGGGCGGTGCGGAGCGCCGTCGCGGACACGCCGACCTGGTCGGCGACTTTCTTAAAGGCGTATTCGGCCTTTTCCGCGGCCTGCGCCATCTCAAAGCCGGCGGTGACGGCTTCCTTGGCGAAGTTGGCGAGTTGGCCGGCGATGTTCGCGAGACTGACGCCCGAGAACGTCTCGAAAATGCGCCGCATGACCTGGCCAGCGCTCGATACGTTATCCAGGTGCCGCTTGACGTCCTGCATGTCGGAGCGGAACTTGGCCGTATCCGCGGCCATCTGCACGACGAGTTGGCCGATCACATCAGCCATTGCCGTCTCCGTCGGTGGGGTAGCGCACGAGGCCGCGGGCCGCGAAGGCCGCGCGGAAGCGCGATTCCTCCTCGGCGCGCGTCAGCTTGGGCCGCTCGCGATAGAGATCGAAGTCGTCGAGGGTGTAAGCGTCCTGATGCGGCCCGCGATTGATGTTGCCGAGGATCGTCGCGATCAGCGCCGCGTGGCGGTCGGCGCGCTCGTCGGCGATGGGCGCCCACATATCGAGGCCCTGCCACGCCGTGAATTCCTCGGCCGACATGCGGGCCACGAGATCCTCAACGGTCAGCCCGAGGTGACGGGCGAGACGAAAGGCGAAGCGCCATTGCGGGCTTCGCCGGACGCTTCCCCCACGCGGGCGACCTCCGCGGCGGTCATGACGTTGAGGCGCATCGCCGCCAGGCACAGGCGCTCGATGGCCGTCGCCGGCTGCTGCATAAGCGCCAATTCATCCTCGGGATGAAACACGCGGACCCCGGTCGCATCACACGCCGCGGCGATGGCGTAGCGCACGAGCCACCGGTTATAGCCCTCGGGATCTTTCTTCCGGTCGACATCTTCCAGCGGGCCGTTGTGTAGTTCGAACGCGAGCCGCTCGGCGAGCGTGAGGCTGCGCACGCCGATAGTGAGATCGTCGCCCCACTCGGGCACGGGGACCGGCGTCACCTTGGGCGGCGTGCCGAGAATGCGCTCCCGTAAATCCATCTAGCTCTCCACCACCGGGCCGGTCAGCCGCAGATTCAACGTCGCGCGCACGACGTTGTCGCCCGCGATATTGCCCGGCATGCCGGCGACGTAGGCGCTGAAGTCCCACTTTTTGCCGTTGACGAAGGTCAAGCGGTAGTTGCGCTCGGGCGAGGCGGCGTTGAGGAAATCGTTGCGGATCAGCGTGTGAATCGCGTTGCCCGGGATGTAGTGCATCTCGCACGACATGCGCCCGAAGTCCGCCAATCCGCCTTTGAATTGCTTGGCCGCCGAGCCGAGATCGGTCACATCAATTTCGGCCTTGGTTGCGTCGGGCCCCGTGATGCTGACGATATCGGTGATGGTGGCGAAGACTTCGGGGGAGCCACCGTCCCCGCGCGCGAGGATGGTGCCCTGAGTGAGAACGGCGTTTTGACTCATGGTTGTCGGCTCCCTTTCGTCTTTACGAACTCGTGCCGACCAGCACGATCTTGTAAACCTGATTCGCGCCCGCGATCCGCAGCAGGTCGGCCGTGCCCGCGGCGACGGCCCACCCTCCGCTCGGGGCCCGGGCGGTGAACACCCCGCCGGCCGGCAGCACGACCGTATGGGTGGCGGCGCCGAAGGGCCCCACGAACGCATTCGACGGCGCGCCGCCGATGGTCACGTTGCCGCTATTGCTCGCGAGCGCCTCGATGATGATCGCCTTGATCTTCGCGAAGGTGATCGTGGCGCCAAGCGTCGTCAGCGTGCCCGCCGCGAGATCGAGATCCTCATTGCCGCCGCCGGGAATCGTCCGTTGCGCGCTGTAGCTCAGATCCGCTTGATTCGCCGCGACGCCGCTGACGATGTCCCAATTGTTGATGTAGTTGACGGGCGCCGTGCTCGGGCCGAGATCCTGCGCCCCTTGCGCGGTCTGCGTCAGTTGCGCGTGCGCGCCGACCTGTCCAGTGAGTGACATGGCTTCGCCCTCCGCGTTACGCCGCCGCGCGCCCCGCGGTCGGATTCAGTTTCCGCACGACGTCGCTGAGTTTCCGCTGCGCCTCCGCGACGAAGGCGGCGATGGCGATCTGCCCGTCACCCTCCAGCGTCGGCGCCATGAACGGTTGGGGCGACTGATACCGCGTGCCCTTTTCCTGGAAGCGCCCCCAGAACGCACGCACCATCGGGCCCACGTTGGCGACGGCGCGCGTTTTGCTGACGCTGACGCGCATACCGATGGATTGCCAGAGCGGGACGGGGTAGGGCTTGCCGCGCCGGATCACCCGGTGCTCGGGATCTTTCGGCGCGCGCCGGCCCATGCCATCGACGAAGACCTGGCCGCCCGAGCGGAGCCCCGCGCGCACGACTTTGTCTTGGAACTCGTCGGGCAGCTTGCTGATCGCCTCGTCGAGTTCCTTTAAGCCCTTGAATTCCACCGCGACCTCGATCATGGCGTCGGCCAGGGGTGCAGCGTTTGCCGCGCGCTGCTGCCAAGATCCGGCACCAGGATGTGAATGCCCTTCGCGGTAATGCGCGTCAGCCCGAGCGTGGCCGGCGCCACGGGCTGCTCGGCGATGTCTTCGATCTCCAGCGTGCGATTGCGATACAGCACGCGCATCGCCCATTGACTGTCGCGAAAGCCGTAGAGATCCCGGCGCGAGCGGATGTGAAAGTAATACCGCTCGTCGCCGATGGCCTCGACCTGCGCCCACACGACCGGATCGGTCGGGATGTCGGCCCACGTCTCGGTGGTGCCGTCGTGGGCCTGGAGGGTGATTTGCTCGCGCAAGTCGCCGGCTTCCATCAGAGCGCCCAGACGCTTTTGTAGCCGGCCATCGTCCAAAAAAACGTGTTCGGCAGCGTGGCCACCGTGCTCCGGTTGTCGTAGCGATACGCCACCCCGCGCATGATCCAGTTTTTAATCGGCTCGGGCACCGAGGGCGGCAGCCCATAGCCCGCGACAAAGCGCACGGTGACGGTATTCGCCGCGATCCGCGCCGGGGGCCACAGCGTGTTGTAGGCCGGCACGACTTGCCCGGGCTCGCTCGCCACGTCGACCTGATACGCCGCCGGGTCGAGGGTTTGCTGCGCGCCCGAGGTGTCCAGGTACTTGATGCTCGTGATGCTTTGCAGCGGCGGCAACGGCACCACGATCGCCATCTTGCGATTGAGCGCGGTGTAATACGCCGAGGCCGACTCCAGCCCCGGATACGGAAACGTATCGAGCAGCAGATCCCACGTCTGCGTCACCAGCGCGCGCCCAAACCACGCCGCCGGCCCGTCGAATTCCTCGCGGACTTCGCGGATCAATTGCCGGATGAGCCGGTCTTCGGTATGCGCCGTGACGCGGAGAAACTCGCGCATCTCGACGATGTCGACGGGTTCCTGCGCGGGCGCCGTTACGCGCAAGAGTCCCGCCATCAGCCCCGCTTCTGCACGCGCGGCATGACGGCACGCTCGCCGGATGCGAGCGTGCCGGTCTCGGGTTCCTCGTCGTCGCTGACCGGATCGGCGAGCGCCTGCGCAAGCCACCGCACCGCCTGGTCATCCGGCACGTCGCAGACCTCGCCGCCGGCATAGGTGCGCCGCTGGTCGCTCACGTCAAATCGCACGCGGACCTTCATGCCTTCGCTGCGGGCCTCGGCGGGCTCGCCGATGGGTGCGACGCGGAGCCCGAGGCATGAGGCTCGGCCGGCGGCGTCTGAAAGACCACGTAGCCCGGCTCGTTGACCGTCGGCTCGGCGGGCTCCGGCGTCGGCGCATTGCCGACGTTGTGCGTCTCGCCCGTGCTCGACTTCGGGATGGACTGATAGCGGTTCAGTTGCTGTTTCTGTTTCAAGACTTCTTTCTCGGCGTTCGCGACGTCGCTGTATTGCTTCGCGACCTTCTCATCGGCCATGGAATTCTCCTGTTGCCCGGTCGTTGGCTTACGTCGTGTAGGCCAGGTATTTGACGGGGTTCGTGCCGGCGTTCAGCAGGTTGCCGTCGGCGCGGGAGAACGCGAGGAAGGCGACCTGATGATAATCGGCATACCGCTCGTCGAGCCGCAGCAGCGTCACGCCGAGCACGTCGCGGATGATGTATTTCTGAAGCGCGCCGAACAAAATGGCGCGGGTGCCGGTCGTGGTCGCCGTTGACATGTCGTTGTTGATGATGACCGGATACCCGAGCAGCGTGCCGGGCGCGCCCGGGCCGCCGCCGGCCGTGAAGGAATTAATGCCCGACTCGGCATAGGGCTGCCAGATCGGCCGCCCGGTCGTGTCCAGCAGCGACTTCAGCCGGGCCACGACGACGTCGTTCATCATCCACGCCGCGCCCTGCCGCCGATAGGCGATGTCGACGCTGTGCTCTAGCGTGACGAGGTGCGCGTAAGTGAAGCCGCCGGCCACGGTGCCCGTGGGCGCCGCGCCCTGCGTCGCCTGGACGACGATCCCGAACGGCAGGGTCGTCCCGGCGCCGGTCGTGAAATGCGTGTTTTGAATCCGGCCGATGCGCTCGCCGAGCATCTCGCCGAGCATCTGCGGCAGGTTCACCGCGGAGTCCTGCATAAGCTCGACGGGGACCAGGACTTGCTTCGAAGAATATTTCCACGCCTTCATCACCAACTGGCCAAAGGCGACGTCCTGATTGCTGACCTGCGTATTGATATCGAGGATCGCGCCCACGTTGCTGGTGTCGTTGGCGGTCGGGATCGGCAGATCGGCGCCGGTATCCGTGCGGATGATCGTCGCGGCCTGCCGCATGCCGCCGAACCACAGCAGCGCCTTTTCGAGCGCCAGCATCATCTCGTCGGGGATCGTGTAGCCGCCGCCCGTGGTCGTCACGGTCTGGGCGCGCTGCTCGATCTCCCACTCGCGAAACTCGGCCATGCTCCGCGGCGGGCGCCGGGAGAGATTCAGCGTCAGCATGCGGTTGTTGAGATTCATGCCGATCCGCTCGGCCGCCTCGCGATGCTCGGGCAGCAGCGGCTTGTCGGACCCCGCGATGAACCATCCGCGCAGGGCCATCTCGAAATCGGCCCGGCCGCGGCTCAGCCGTCCGCGGACAGTCGGCCGCTCGCCGCCGTTCTCGGGCGCCGGGCTCGGCGCGGTCTTCCGTTCCTCGACTTCGGCGAGCCGCTTTTCGATGGCGTCCTGGCGGACGCGCATCTCGATATTTTTCGACAGTTGCTCGATGGCCTGGTCGCGCGACTTCCACTCGGATTCTTCTTCGTCGGTCAGGACATCGCGGCCATCTTTCGCGGCTTTGGCCAGCAGGGCGCCGTTTTCGTCGTGAAGGCGCTGACGCTTTTCGATGAGTTCCTTGATCATGGTCGGGGTGTCCCCTCATCGCCGAGGGTTCCCGAACATGCCGACGGGCGCAGCCCACGGCGAATCGAAAGTTTTAGTTTCGACTCACCCGTGAGCCGCGCCCGTCACGCGAGCATCAGCACACTATGTCAGCGACGAGCCCGACCCGATCTCAGGGCCGACCCGTCACCGGAAACGCGATCATCGTGCGCGGGGCCATTTTAAATTGCAAGCCCCCGAAAATTTCCGCGCCAGCGAGGCGCTAGCCGCCCGAAATCGAGACTTAGGGCACCGTGACGTTGACGGACACCGGCACCGGCAACGTCTTCACCGAAAACGGCGACGAGGCGACCGAGGGGCCGATCACCGAGCCGTCGGCCGACGTCAGCGTCACCGTCGCCACGTAGCCGTCGCCGTCCGGGACGTCGAGGCCGGCCGAGCGCACCCCCAGATCCGCGATGACCAGCCCGGCGGCATCCGCCTGGCCCGGGATCGCCGCGGCCACTTTCCAGGAGTCGAGGGGCGGGATCGTCGGCGGCACGGTGCGATTCACGGCTTGCCAAGACACGAGTACGGTCGCCATCGGTGGATTCCTCCGCTCCGGTGTCAGCGTGATCACCGGCCTTTGGGGCAGCGGTTTCAGGTGCGGGGTGCTCACCAGCGGGCCGCGCGCGCCGCGGCGCGCTGCTGAAGCGCGAGGATCTTCGGGCCGGTGCCCTGGAGCTTGCGCAAGCTCCGGAGCGCCACCTCGACGTCGGTCTGCGCATAGGCCGGCATCGAGACGACCGACACCTCAAAGACCCGCATATCGGTCACGTAACGCACGATGCGGCCATCCTCGCGCTTCCAGTCTTCGCCCTCGGGCATGGTACGAAACGCAAATGACATTCCCGTGATGTCGCCGCGACCGATCGATTGCAGCAGGTTCGGCGGCTCGGTCGGGCTCGGCGGATCGATCTCGACGTTGACGCCGCGGTGGTCGGGAATGACTTTCAGCGTGCCGGCCGACTGCCGCCCTAAGACCTTGCCCGGGTCATGGTCGAAGAACGCCCGCAGATCAATGCCCTCGTCGAGCGTGCGCTTGAAGGCTTCGGGCCGGATGATCTCGACGAAGCCGCCGAGATCCTGCGACCGCGCGTTGAACACAATAGCCGTGCCCGCGATGATCGGGTGCGACGGCGTGCCGCGCACTTCGGCCCGGCGCTCCCATCCGAACGGTCGCCGCTCAAGCGTTTCCATGTGACACCTCGTCGGTCATGAGGGCCTGCGCGAGCGCCGCCGGCCGGTCGGTTTCCCATCGGTCGACCACGTCGGTCACGACCTGCCGCAAGGTCTCGGGCGGCGTCGTGGCGAGCAGCAGCGTCAACCGCGTCGACGATATCCCCGTGTATTCCGCGATCCGCGAGCGGATCTCGGTCTCGGGATCGTCGGGCCGCCCCAACAGTTGCCGGTAGAGGCGCAGCGGATGCCGTAATTGCGTGAGCGCATACTCCGCTTGCTGCGGATAAAAGCCGTTGATCCAGCCCGCGAGCTTCTCCGGCGAGGCCGCGGCGCGCTTGGCCCGGTCCACTTCGCGCCGCACGAAATCGCGGGCCTTATCCTCGATGAGCATCTGCACGCCGGGCAGCATCGCCGAGATCCGGTCGCGCTGCTCGTGCAGCGTCGCCTCGATGAGTTCGAATTTCTCCAGGATCGGCGCCAGATCGACCGGCGGCGGGGGCGCGGGCGGCGCCGAGATCTCCGTCGGGAGCTTCGCGACGAGTTCGCGCTGCTCGCGTAGGGCGCCCTCGACCGTCTCGACTTTTTCGAGTAGCGGCGTCAGGTCGACGGGCGGCGCCGGTTCGGGCGCGGGCGGCGGCGCCGGGATTTCCTTCGGCAGCTTGTCGACGCGCGCGCTCAGCCCGTCGAAATCGAGATGCTGCTGCCGCATCGCCGAACTCGTCGCCTGGCCGAGCGCGATGAGTTCCTTGAGATCCTCGGCGAACTCGTCGCGCCCGGCGGGCTTGCCGTTCGGCGACGTCGGGGCCGGCGCGGGCGCGGCGGGCGCGGGCGCCGGCTTGGGCGGCCCCTTCGCGAGAATGTCGGCCGGCGATTGGTTCGACGGATTAAAGAGCACGTCGCCCTCGGGCCCGAAGGATTCCCAGTTTTCGAATTTCGCCACCATGTTCGCCGTCAAGAGCCCCGCGTTCTTTAGTTGCACGTAGGCCGTCGTGCGGCTGCTGAAGTCGCCCCGCTCCAGGCCATCCACGAGGAACTCGACGAATTGGTAGTTGAACTCCAGCGGCGAGATGAGCTTGCGCGCAATCTCTTTTTCGAAGCGCACCAGCCAGCGGCGCAAACAGAATTTCACAAAGCCGATGGCCTGCTGCTCGATGCCGGTGCCCCAACTCGTCGAGCGCTCGACGTCGCCGATCATGTGCGGCGGCACGCCGAACCATCGCGCGATCTCGTTGACCTGAAACTTCCGCGTTTCGAGAAACTGCGCGTCGTTGGGCGGCACGCCGAGCTTCTCGTAGGTCATGCCTTCCTGAAGAATGATGAAGTTGTGCGCCCGGTCGGGCCCCTGCGCGCGTTTCTCCAGCGAGGCCCGCAGCGTTTCCTCGGCTTTCTCGTTGAGGCGCCCGGGATGCGTGAGGATGCCGCCGAAGGATGAACCCTGCCCGAAGAACGTGCCGCCGAAGCGCTCGGCCGCCAGCAAGAGCCCGAGCGACTCGCGCGCTTTCTGAATCGGCGAGTAGCCCCAGATCCCGTCGGGCGTGAGTCCCGGGACGTGCAGCATTTCCTCGGGCGCGAGCATCGTCTGGCCGCCGTCGATGCGGTAGCGGATCTCGCCGGCCGCATTGCGCTCCCATTGCACGCGCCACGGCTCGATCAGATAGATCCCCGCCGGATCGCCGCGGCCATTCCAGCGAATCTCCGCGAACGCATTGCCCCACAGCAGGACATGCTGCGCCATCGTTTCCCAGAGCGTGCAGGCCGTCATTTCGTCATTCGGCGTGTCGTGCAGCAGGCGATAGAGCTTGCTGTCGGTGAAGCGCTCTTTATCGCCGTTCGGCAGCCGGCGATAGTGCAAGAGCGGCAGCGTGCCGATCGTGCCGGCAATCAGATTCACGCAGGCCCACACCGCCGAGCTATTGAGCGCCTTTTGCTCGGTGACGGCGACGCCGCTGCTCGTCGGCCCGACGCCAAAGAGCGCCTTGAGCACCGGATCGTTGAGGCCGTAGGGCCCGAACCATCCGCCCATCTGGCGCAACGCCTGGCCCACGACGGCGAGCGCGCGCTGCATGGCGTTCACAGGATCAGCGCCCCGCGCGTCTCGTACACACTCGGCCCGGTCTGGAGCATCGCGCGCCCGAGCGCCATGATCAGCGCCACCGCGACGTCGATGCGCTCGGTGCTCCGTTTCTTCGACGGCTTGATGTTTTTCTGGCCGTCTTCTTCGATGACGGTGTTGCCGACGCACCAGCGCAGCACCGGATGCCCGCCGTGGCGCAGCTTGCCCTCGCGCACGAGCGTTTCGAAGCCCTTCGAC